CTAGACAGCGGCCAGTACCAGGACAACACGCCCCACAATAGAACCGGAACCCAGCGCGTCGAGCGTATAGCTTTCATACTTCTGATTGTCCGCAACCAAGCGGAAACCGCCAGGCGCGGCCTGGGCGCGTCGATACGTCGCCGCACCGCCCAGCGTCAGCATATAGACCTGGCCATCGAGCAGCTGCGCCTGCTTGCTATCAACAACGACCGTCGAACCAGGCGGTAGCGACGGCAGCATCGCATCGCCATGCACCTGGTACGCTTTGCATCCGGCCCGCCCACCGTTCAACAGTCCAGCGGGCACAGCCAGGGCCGCACCACCATCATCGCCGGGCACGACTGATAGCCCGGATTCGTCGCTACCTGCTGCAGTGACGGCCCCACTGCCGCTGGCCAACCATTCGAGGCTGCTGTCGGTCATTCCGCAGAGTTCCTGGGCATCTTCCAGCTTTATGGCCGTTTCGCCATTCATCCAGCGGCGCAAGCTACTGACAGCCCAGCCTGTTTTATCTGTCACTTCTGTAATGCCGCCAGCCTTTGCCACTAGGGCAGTGAGGCGAGTTCCGATTCCATTTCTGGAATTCGGAACCATTTCTGAATTTTTCATGTTCAGTTCCGATTCTGATAAGCCATTGATTTAACTGGCTTTTATTCATTTTTAAACCCGAAACGATTCTTTTTTGAATCGGAACGGTTCAAAAACGGTTTACAAAGAACCATTAGCGACATATGCTGACTACAAGTCGTAACGATAAGTGGTCGCCAAACCTCGTCACGAAAAGTCGCTAAAAACAGGTTAAAAAAATGAGCAAGCATAAAGCCCACTCACCAGCCGACTGGCACCCAGAGGACATAAAGGCAGCTATTCGCAAGCGCGGCCTTTCTGTTTCTCAGCTCGCCAAAGACAACGGCTACGAGAACCCCCGCACATTCCTGAATGTGTTGCGCACCCCATACCCAAAGGTCGAGGGGATTATCGCGACATTCCTAGAGGTATCGCCCGCCGAAATATGGCCCAGTCGTTATGGCGATTCTACCCGTATTCGTAGTCAAGTTCAGTCACGCGTCGCATAAAAATGATCTCCGTTAAGTTCACTTTCAGTTTAGGAAGAGCAGAAACGGAAAAACAGACGCAGAACTGGTGTTTGTTTGTACATACCAGATATGGGGGATGCCAAAAATGAAAAGAAATTGGAAACGAGTCACACCGACCTCGCTCACCAACGCTATGCAACTATGTATCGACTTTGCACGCGATCGCCACAACCTGTCGGTCGAACGCATCGCAGACCGCATGGGCTTGTCATCAGTTAATACCCTTTATAAGTGGATCGGCACGGGGCGTATGCCATCCAATCTGATCCGTCCTTTCGAGCTGGCCTGCAGCTGCCCTTATGTCTACGTCACTCAGTACATCGCGTCATCAGCGCACAAACTTGTCTGCGACATGCCGAAAGCCAAAGCCAGCGCCTCTGATGACATCCTGGTGCTGCATGAATCCTTTACCTCTGCGGTCGCCACCCTAACTCGCTTTTACCGCGACGGCTCATGCCCAGAGGAAACCCTCGGTCAACTTACCCAGCTGATGACCGACGTCGCCAGCCATCGCCAGCGTGTAGAGAACCACGCAGAGCCAGAGCTGGCACTATTCGGAGACGATGAATAATGAACTGGTACACCGCAGCGGATCTCGCTGGCATTCACGGCTTACCGGGCAGCGAGCGCGGCATCCGTAAGAAAGCAGCATCAGAGAGCTGGGAAAGCCGCCCGCGCGCAATCGGAAAAGGCGTCGAATACAGCGCAGCCTGCCTACCTGCCGAATCACAGCACGCCCTGAAGATCCGCGAAGGTAAAAAAGCTGTCGCAGCTGCACCCGCGATCGCAGCCGTCGACAAATCAGACGGCCTGACCGAATACCAGCGCCTGCGCAGCCACGAGCGTGCAAAGGTCGACGCGATCGTCTGCGTACTGGCCGAGCTGGATGCCTTTCACCAGGCCAGCGGCCTGACAAAAGGCAAGGCCGTCGCCGAATTTGTTAAGGCCTGGAACGCTGCCGAGATCGCAGCCCCTGCCGACGCCCGCGAACTGCTGCCATCGTTCAGCCGGGCCACCGTTTATAACTGGCTTAAAGCCCAGAAAGAGCAAGGCATCACCGGGCTGGTCGACACTCGCGGTCGTCACCGTCGCGGTACCGGCACAATCGACAGCCAGCCAGATCTGGCTAAGTACATCACCGGCATGATGGTCGCTCACCCACACATTAAAGCCGCGACACTGATCAAAGCGATCGCCGCCGAGTTTGCCGGTACCGACATCGACCTGCCATCAATCAGCCGCCTGACCGACTGGATGAACCGCTGGAAACAGAGTAACCGCCAGGTATTCACCGCCGTGACCAATCCAGACGCATGGAAAAATAAATATATGATGGCTATGGGGTCAGCATCAGAGCACGTCATCGCCCTAAATCAATTATGGGAGTTTGATTCGACCCCCGCCGATTTAATGCTGCAAGACGGTCGTCATTCAATATTGGGCGTTATCGACGTATATAGCCGCCGCACCATATTTATTGTTCATCCAACGTCTGACAGTAAAGGCGTCGCAAAAGTTATCCGTACCGCTTTATTAACCTGGGGCGTTCCAGAAAACGCCAAAACAGATAACGGCTCAGACTATAAATCGAAATATATACAGCACGTATTCCGCGCCCTCGATATAAAGCAAGAATTCTGCCCCCCGTTTCAGGGATGGAAAAAACCGCATATCGAACGCGTATTTAAAACCTTTTCTCACGATATAGCAGAACTGCTACCGGGATATATCGGCCATAACGTCACCGAACGTCAGGCGATTGAATCGCGAAAATCATTCAGCGATCGCTTATTTAAGAAAGATCAACTGATCGAAGTCGGCATGACATCCAGCGAGCTGCAGCAATTCTGCAACAACTGGCTGCAGCGCGAATACCACACCCGCGATCATAGCCAGCTTGGCTGCTCACCTAACCAGATGGTGGCTCAGTACGCAGGCAGCATTCGCAGCATCACCAACGAGCGCACCCTCGACGTCCTGCTCAGCGAGCCAGTAGGCACTCGCACCGTCACGAAAACAGGCATCAAAGTTAACGGCGGTTTATACATTCATGCGCAGCTCGCGGCGCACTCAGGCGAGCAGGTCAGCGTCTTCTATGACGAGGCCGACATGGGCCGCATCTACGTCTACAGCCTCGACGGCGAATATATCTGCACCGCCGAAGATCCAGAGATCACAGGCATCAGCCGTCAGGAAGTCGCCGAACACGCGAAACAGATACAGAAAGAAGCGGCGCAGGAAGAGCGCCGCCGCCTGAAGCAAGCCGCCGCCAAAGTCACGAAACGCGATGTCGCGCAGCAGATCATTGCGCATCGCGCCGATCAGGAACGTGCCAACACCGTGCGCCCATTCCCGCGCCCAACTACCGAACACACCAGCACCGGCCTGACCGCCGCTGCCGACGCGCTGAAACCAGAGAACAACCTGCCAGCCTGGTTCGATCGTAAAGCTGCCGCCGCAGAGCTGCAGAACCTGAATACAGAGACAACCAGCGCACCGAACACACCAGCACCCGCTGCAGTGAAAGCCACCGTCGTTAAAGGGGAATTTAACCGGGGCTTAAACGTACCAGCAGGCATGGCCGAGCGTTATGCCTTCTGGCAAGCCATCAACGAAAAAATGGAGAACAACACAGCAACAGAAGAAGAAACCAAGTGGGCGCGAACCTTCTACGGTTCGCCCGCCTGGCAGTCAGGAAAGCTCCTGATCGAAATGCGCAGTACAGCGAATAACACCGGGCAATAAGTACCGGCCAATAAAAAAACCGTCAGCGGCAACTGACGGAAAGCTAAAAGCAAGCGGAGTTATTATGACACAAACAAACATTGCGGGAATCACCAACGTCGCCCTGTGCAACCAGACACTGGTGCGGGCGATGGAGCGGGCACATGGCCTGCCAGGTATCGTGTGTTTTTACGGCTTTTCAGGTCTGGGGAAATCGTTCAGCGCGAGCTATGCGGCAAATCGTCATCGCGCCTTCTATGTACAGTGCAAGAGCACCTGGTCGCGCAAAGCGTTCCTCGAAGCGATCGCCAAAGACATGGGCCTGCACCCAGCCAAAACCATCGCGGGCCTGACCGAGCAAGTTAGCGAAGAGCTGATGCTCTCTGATCGCCCGCTGATCATCGACGAAGCCGACCACCTAGCCGATAAAAACAAAATTTTTATGGTTATGGATCTGTACGAAGGCAGCCAGGCACCGATTCTGCTGATCGGTGAAGAAAAGCTACCGGCCAAACTGGCGCACTTCGAGAAAATCCACAACCGCATCCTCGAATGGACGCCAGCGCAACCGTGCGAAATGCACGACGTGGCCGAGCTGGCGCGCATCTATGCCCCCGGCGTCACTATCGAAGAGCAGCTATTAATAAACCTGCACTCAGCAGCCAAAGGCGTCACCCGTCGGATCTGCGTTAACCTCGACGGCATCCGTCAGTTCGCCCGCAATCAGGGCACCGACACCGTCACCCTGGCTAACTACGATCAGCCCATGTTTACCGGCCAGGCTCCGCGCGGACGGGGGGCATTCTGATGGCAGCAGCACTCGAACTCAAACACAAAGCTGGGCAAGACAGCATCTGGGCCGCGATCCGTAAACTCGGCGAATTCACACGCAAAGATGTCATCTTTGAACTTTCCAAAGAATTCGGCGACGCGGTCGACCCGGACACCGTCAAAAGCTACATACAGCGCCTGACGCGCGGCGGCTTCGTCGCGCCTACCGGTCGCCGCAAAAGTGGTGGCCATCAGCTCTATCTGTACAAGCTGATAAACGACTGCGGCAACACCGCCCCACGCCTCAAAGCGGACGGATCACGCAGCCTGCTTGGGGCTGTGACCGAATCGCTCTGGCGCACGATGAAAATTCTGGGCGGCTTTAACATCCGTGAACTGCAAGCCGCAGCCACGACCGAGACCGTGCAGCCATCCTATGAAATGACGCGCGAATACTGCCAGCAGCTCTGCAATGCGGGCTACTTACGTCGCCCTAAACGCGGCAGATACCGACTGGTACCGTCACGCTATACCGGCCCGAAACCGCCCGTCGTGACAAAAACAGAAGGCGTGTACGACGCCAACGATCGCGAGATCGTCTACGTCAAACCAGTGGAGGTCTCGGTATGACACCCATGATTCCAGACGCCCAGATCGACGCCCTGGCCGATGAATTCATCGCCCTGAATCTGGCCCGGCACGGCATCAACTTGCTGCAGTTCGTTATCAACCCAGACAGCTACCGCAACCACTACAACCTGCGCGCCCGGCACGACCTGCAGGAACGTCGGCAGGCCAAAGGCATGACCGGTCGCGTCGACGAACGCCTTAAGCACACGCGTCACCCGCGCAGCCGTGGCAAAAGCGACTTCACGCGGAGGGCCAGCGCATGAACGCAAGCACAAACATGATCGCCACCGATCAGCCCCTCTGGCTCGACGTACTCGCAGAGCAATGCCAGCAGAGCAGCCAGCGAGCCGTTGCTCAGGAGCTAAACGTCTCAGCGACCATGATCAGCCAGGCATTAAATGGCCGTTACCCCGGCGACATCGCCAAGCTCGAACGCGCAGTTCGCGGTGCCTACATGGGCGCAACCGTTAACTGCCCAGTCCTCGGAGAACTCGAAACACACCGCTGTATTGCCAACCAGAAACAAAAGGCCAGCAGCGTTAACCCTACCCGCGTGCAGCTGTTTCGCGCGTGCCAGAAATGCGAATACAAGGAGGCCTGACATGCCAACTTTAGCCACACAGCAGAACTACAAAATGGCCAGCGCTCTGGGCCTGATCAATGACGCCATGCGCATTTTAATGGAGGCAGACGTCGCCGTGCATGACGTCGCCACAAATGACGGGCAGCCGGTATTTATTACCGATCCAGTGCCCGAGATCGTGCAGGCGATGCCGCTATCAACGCGCCGTGAAAAAGACATCACGACAGTGCGTGTCGTGCTCTGCGGCTGCGTCATTGAATACACCCAACCAACCAGCAACGAGGTGGCAGCATGATGCGCAAACTACCCACAGCACTGATCCTGATCGCCGCGATCGTCCTGATGCAATCGCACGCAATCACCTGGTGGAGTCAGCACGACCCAGTCACAGGCTGGCTCTGGGCCATCACCATCGAAGCCGGGGCCGTCTGGCTCTGGTCACGCCGCAGCGCCATCACCACCGTCGTCGCCATCATTGCCACCGCGCTGGCCTTAGTCGCCCCATTAGCTGATCTGGCCGGGCCGGTACTCGACCAGCAGCGCAGCAGTGCCCAGGCAGCAGACACCCTGCCTCAGCGCACAGCAGCGACAGAGGCCCGCATTGCCACCCTCGAAGCGTCGCTGACCCAGTACCAGGCCAACAGCCAATACCGATCGGGCTGGCATGGCCTGATCACAAGCACCGAACAACAGCTCAGCGCCGCGCGTGCGGATCTCGCAGAGCTGCAGAGCGAACAGCGCACGCCTGCACCTGAAACGCTCGCCGTCTGGCTGCCGCTGCTTATGCAAATGGCCGCCGTCTGCTTACTGCAGATCCTGATCGTCACCTGCACTCGGTCACTGACCCGCCCGGTACCAACGCGCGAAAAAGTGCCCTCAGAAAAAGACGACCAGAAGCTCAGTCTCTGGGGCGCAGCCGCCCAACTTGCCACAACTAAAGCAAAGAACGCAGCCAAGCCCGCAGGCCAGCGGCGCGCGGCGTAACCAACATACGAACGGCCAAAATCAGAAAAGAACATCGAGGACAGCCACCATGAGACACCTACATCAGCCAGACACACGACCGGTATGGATAGCGACCTGTCCTGTCTGCGGCCCCGTCCGCATCCAGCAGGTCACGCAGCCAACCGCCTGCAAAATGCAAATTAAATTCGGCGCTCGCTCAATTCGCCAGTGCCGTCAGACCCTCAGCAACGTGCGAAGCACCCGAGGCTAATCATGCTCAAGCAAAAGCACCCAGAAATCAGCATCACGTTTCGCCGCTTAACGGATAACAGCATCGCGGTTCAGTCAGTGACGCGAGCATCCAGCGACAACGAACTCAGCCAGATAGCGAAATCGTACTCGCAAGAAATCGCCGCCCGCTGGGAGGAAATGACCGCGAAACTCAGCGAGCCAGAACAACCCCAGGAGATCCACTAATGACCGCTGAAATCACTGTCGGGCAATTTGCCCAGAATATCGAAGACTGGCACCAGGAGCGCGTCAACCAGCTGCGCGACATGCTGGATCTGAACCCCAGCAAAATCGCGCTCCAGGATCGCCAGGGTAACGAAGTCACCCTGACCGATCGCAACGAGATCGACGCCTACCTAAAGGGCGTTGCCCTCGGCCTGGATACCTTCTTAAAGCTACCTTTCACTGTCGAGGTAAACGGCGATGACTGAACCAAAGATCCCGCACCTCGCGTCAGCGGCGCTGCAAAGTGTCATGCAAGAAATGAAGGCCCAGGATCTAAAGTGGGGCGCAGACCGCGACCAGGATCTCGCCGACTGGCTCCTGATCCTGACGGAAGAAGCAGGCGAATTAGCCGAGGCAGTCCTGCACATCAAGTTCGGAGGCGAAAAGAAATACGGCCTACGCACAGAGGCCGTGCAGGTTGCCGCTGTCGCCCTGCAGATCATCGAATACATCGACCGTAACGACATCATGGAGAGCATCAATGAATACTGAAACCATCCCCGAAGGGTACATGCAAAATAACCGGGGCGACCTGGTGCGAGAAGAGAACGTGAAAGACATCGACAAGATCGTCGACCAGTCTGTGACGACTCTCGCTCAGCAGGCCCGTGACTTGAGCATGTCGCTGACAAAGTTTAAACGCCTGGCACTCGATGACATCCGGGAACTGATTACGATCGCCGGCGAAAAATACGGCGAAAACCTCGGTGGCGATAAAGGCAACATTACTCTGTGTAGCTACGATGGACGCTATAAAATTCAGCGAACGTTTGCTGACCGTATTTCGTTCAATATCGAAATGAAAGCGGCAGAGAGTCTGTTTGATAAATACCTGGAAGCAATTTCAGCCTCTGCAGCGGCAGACATTCGCGTGCTTATTAATGCGACTTTTCGTTCGACGCGAGGCAAGAAGTTACGCACGGCAGAGCTACTGCGACTATTGAGTTTGGATATTAAACACCCCGACTGGATCAAGGCCTGTGAAGCGCTCAAAAACTCCATCATGGTCGATGGTGCGACCGTCTACATCCGCCTGTACGAGCGCGTAAACGACAGCGAATCCTACCGCATGATTCCTCTGAATATCACTGACGTTGGTGGCGGCTATGTCAGAAATAACTAAACAGCAATGGGCAGCGATCGCTAAAGAACTGCAGAGCATGATGCCGGTCGTCGTCTTCACACTCGAAGGGCGCGAGATCAGCATCCAGCGCGAACGTAAAAACGAATCGACCACGCTGCTGGCCGTCTACATCGACGGCTACATCAAGGGGCAGTGGTCACTGCCAGACCGAGAAGGCTTCGACCCGATCGTCGAAAAGGTCTGGTGCAAAAAGACATCGCGCCTGTACTCGCATCAGAAAAAAAAGAAGCTCGAAAAGAAATTCGGCAAACGCCGTTTGCGCGAGATTCTGCCCAGTGTCGACGCAGAGAGTTTTTATTACCTGCCGCACTTCGGCAGCAGCCGCACCCTGATCGGCCAGTATAAAAAGCTCGACGGCCTGAAGATCGTAACGATCGGCTACAACAACAGCCGCATGCCATTGGAAAAAACCGAGGTCAAAGATGCACCAGCAGCTAACGCCTAACAATAAAAACATCCAGCCGCTGCAACTGCCCAGCGAGGCTGTAAACACCCTGATTAACGGCCCATTAAAGGCCGTTATTCCTAACGGCTTCACGTTGACCGAAGGCGCAAACCTGACCGCAGCGCAGGCAGAAGAGTGCGCCCAGGCACTCGAACGCTGGATGCCGCCAAAAGACTTTTATCTCGCGGGCAGCGAATACATGGGCCTGGTCATTCATATGGACTTCTTCCGTCGTTGCGGCGGCTTCACAGTTACGAACAGCGAGGCGACAGATGGCGACCTGTAACATATGCGAAGACACCGGCGTCGACGACCGCTATGCCGTCGGCCAGATCTATTGTGAGTGCCAGGCCGGTAAGCGTGCCTGGCTCGCTGAAATGAAAGCGGAGCGAGCGCTAATCCTGAAGTCATTGGCTGCCAACGAGCTGCAGATCCGCGCACTTGAACAACAGATCGAACGAGGCCGCAGCCATGACTAAGCGCACACTGATCGCCCAGATCCACATCGCAAAAAAAGATCTCGGCCTCGATGACGACACCTACCGTCAGGCACTGAAGGCTGCCACAGGCAAAACCAGTGCAGGCGATATGACCGTACCCGAACTGCACAAAACCATTGCTGCATTCAAAGAGCGCGGCTTTAAAGTTCGGCCCGGTAAAAAGACTGGCCCCAAGTCGCGTCGGTATACAAAAACCAAGCACGGCACAGAGATCGGCGGGCCAACCCAGGGCGACAAGATCCGCGCCCTCTGGCTCAGCATGGCAGACGACGGCATCGTCCGCGATCGCAGCGAAGAAGCCCTGCGCAACTACATCCGTAAACAGACCAAAGGCGAATACAGCGCCCCACAGTTCTGCGATGCCGACACCGCGAGCAACATCATCGAACGCATGAAACGCTGGCACCGCCGCGCCGTGCAGGAGCGCAGCGCATGCAACTAGGTCGCTGCCCCGTATGTCATAGCCGCATCAGCCTGGAACAACTCACCCAGGATGAATCAGGCCGCGAACTGCTCGCCACGCTGGCCACCCTCGACACCGCCACCGGTGCCGCACTGGTCGCCTATATCGGCCTGTTTCGTTCAGCATCGCGAGATCTGGCCAACGACAGAGCATTAAAACTGGTGCGCGAAACCATCGCACTGGAGTCGCCCCAGTGGCTCACACCAGCCCTGCAAGAAACAGTCGACAGCCTGCGCGACAAACGCGCCCAGGGCGACGTGCAACCCCTCAAGAATCACAACTACCTCGGCAAGGTATTAGAGGGCGTGATTAAACGCGGCATCGCCTACACCCCAGCCCAGGAAAAGGCGCGCGGCTACAGCAGTGCCAGTGCGACCATTCAACGCCTGACTGACACATCGTGGGGCGACTAGCCCAGGAGCATGACTATGATCCCCGAGCACATAGAGCAAAACCTGCTGCCCGAAAGCATCCGCGACATCATCGACCTGGTCGGCATCAGCGCCGCCCTGCGCATCGTCGAAGAGCGCGGCGGCATCCGTCTCTATGTGCCCAAAACCCCTGCGGTAAACCATTGGCTGTCTGACCTGATCGGCCTCGACAACATGACCGCCCTGGTCAATGTGTACGCTGGCGAAGAGATAGAGATCCCGCGCTGTGCTGCTGCACTGAAAGCCATCAAAGATCATGAGATCGCCACCGCCGAGGGCAGTGTCACCGAGCTGGCGCGCCGTTATGGATACACAGAGAGGGGGATTAGAAAAATACGCCGCCGAGTGGAAGAGCAAGGCGGCGTAGATCAGATGGGGTTGTTTGATTGAGCGCTATTTTCTTTCAAAACTTCCCAGGATGAAACCTGTTATTTCTGAAAGCCGTCCTCGCCAAAGAATTCCATCTTCACTAGGTAGGCGATTTCCAGCGACATCCATAATTTGAGCGCCTTTTAAATGGATGAACCTGGTCTCAAGGAAGTCGTGATCTGACTCACCCTCATCAGTATCACCCTTACTAGAGAATGGAGTCCCTTCAAAAGGTTTACCGCTCATTCTTTCTAAAGCACCTTTGACCTGCGCGCCGAGGGTTTCAAAATACTCATCTTTACCAATTAGCGTACCAGTTATTGCACTGCCACCAATATTGAGCGTTATTCCCATGCTCATTTTCATCGTGTTCGCCATATCCACAAACTGCTGAAGAACTGGATCTGGTCTTACTTCAAATGGTACGTCTTGATTTTTGGATTCCAT